TTGTGAAAACAGGTCGACCACTAAATCACAGGCTATTTTTGATTTTGGGCAGGCGATGCGGATTGTTCCAACTTTGGAAACAACTGGAACTGCTTCTGATTACGCTTTATACAATAGTGAGCAAATTATTGCAATAACGGCATTAACATACGATAGCAACCCAACAGCTCGTGTCACATCTATCCAATTATCGGTTGCTAGTGGTCTAGTGGATGGTGGAGCATCACAATTTATGGCAAACAACAATGCTTCATCCTACATTGCCTTTGATGCGGAGTTATAAAAATGAATGAAATGAATATTACATCAGCACAATACGTTAGAGACAACTTAACTGGTGGCAACGGTTCCATCAACGCAGTCATTGACGGTATAACCTTGGGCGTTCCAATCGCAGAAGGCAACCGTCACTATGACGAAATCATGCGCCAAGTCAATGAAGGCACTCTAACTATCGCTGACGCTGAATAAAAAACCATGTTATGTCAAATTATGAACACTATCTTGGAAATCCACTACTAAAAAAATCCAATGTTCCTGTAGAGTGGACTAAGGAACAAATCCTTGAATATCAGAAGTGTATGGAGAATCCCATATACTTTATTAAGAACTACATCAAGATTGTATCTCTTGATGAAGGCCTTGTGCCTTTTGAAATGTATGATTTCCAAGAAGATATCATAGATACAATTCACGACAATCGTTTCACAATCTGTAAGATGCCACGACAGTCTGGTAAATCTACGACTATGGTATCTTACATTCTACACTACATCCTTTTCAATAACAATATGAATGTTGCAATCCTTGCTAACAAAGCTTCGACTGCACGAGATATTCTAGGACGACTCCAACTTGCATACGAAAACCTTCCCAAATGGTTACAACAGGGGGTGGTATCTTGGAATAAAGGTTCTGTAGACTTAGAGAATGGTTCTCGTGTGGTTGCTTCGTCAACATCTTCATCTGCTGTTCGTGGTGGTTCTTACAACATGATTTTCTTGGACGAATTTGCATTCGTTCCTACCAATGTTGCTGAGGACTTCTTCAGTTCTGTTTACCCCACAATCTCATCTGGTAAATCTACAAAGGTTATCATTGTTTCCACACCAAATGGTATGAACTTGTTCTATAAGTTGTGGGTGGATGCAGAGAACAAACGTAACTCATATAATATCATAGACGTTCACTGGAGTCAAGTGCCAGGGCGTGATGAGAAGTGGAGAACAGAAACTATTGCAAACACTTCTGAAGAACAGTTCAGAAGAGAGTTTGAGTGTGAGTTCTTAGGTTCTGCGAATACATTGATTGCTCCAGCAAAGATTAAGTCTATGGCCTTCCATAACCCAATCAAATCGAATGCTGGATTGGATGTATATGAAAATCCAAAAGAAGGACATACATACACACTTGTAGCCGATGTGTCAAGAGGAACAAACAATGACTATTCTGCATTTATTGTATTTGATGTAGAAACGGTTCCATATAAGATTGTTGCAAAATACCGCAATAATGAGATAAAACCATTGCTCTTCCCCAACATTATACATGAAGTTGCAACTGCATATAATCTTGCATATGTTATGGTGGAAGTCAATGATATCGGTGAACAAGTTGCATCTTCACTACAGTTTGACTTAGAATACGAAAACCTTATCATGGCATCCATGCGTGGACGTGCTGGACAGGTAGTTGGTGGTGGTTTCTCTGGTGGTAAGGCCCAACTTGGTGTGAGAACAACTAAAGCAGTTAAGAAGATGGGGTGTTCTAACCTCAAACAAATCGTTGAATCAGACAAACTGATTATCAATGACTATGACTTAATCAACGAATTCTCTACCTTTATTCTTAAAGGACAATCCTATGAAGCAGAAGAAGGACACACAGATGACCTTGCAATGTGTTGTGTTCTGTTTGGGTGGTTAGTACAACAAACCTACTTTAAAGAGTTGACAGATGATGATATTCGTGCTAGATTGTATATGGAACAACAACACCAATTAGAACAAGACATGGCTCCATTTGGATTTATCGTAGATGGTGTGAATGATTTTGGTGAGACAGTGGTTGATGAATATGGAACTCGTTGGAGTCCAGTGGTTCGCACACACGATTCTGATTGGTAGAAAACTTAAAATTCCTACATAATATCAATAATATCGTTTTCTAATTTAAGGAAGCAGTTAGCACAAACAACTTCGGATTGATTGATTAGTCCTACAACTTCGGTTCTAGATTCCTCATTCAATCCTTTTCTTTTAGTTAGATGACGAATTTTCCCTTCATAGGGATAAAATTGGAGACAAGCGGTTTCAGATTCCCCACAGTAATTACACACTTTATCAGAAAGATATTCATTAACCCATATCTTTCTGGCTCTGTAATTCCTTTGGGATACCCTTTTTATGGTTTCTTTGTATTTCTGATAGTGCTCTGACATAAAATTATTTATGTGCCGCAAAACCTATAAAAACTAAATGAAAAGAAGGTTTTTTATAAATATTCGTGTAAGTTTGGAAAACTTAAATAATGAATCCATAAAGGAGAAACAGAAATGGCATTTCAAGTATCCCCTGGCGTCCAAGTCAATGAGGTTGACCTTACCAATGTTGTTCCTGCTGTTGCTACATCAATCGGTGCGATTGCTGGCCACTTTACTACTGGCCCAGTATCGGAAATTATCGGGATTGGTTCTGAGCAAGAGCTGGTAGAAATTTTTGGTAAACCAACATCTGACAACTATGAGACATGGTTTACGGCCGCCAACTTCTTGCAATACAGTAACGGGCTTCGTGTTGTTCGTGCCGACATGGCAGGTTCTAAGAACGCAACAGCTGACGGTACTGGTTTGCAAATCAATAACGATGAAGTATATGAAGCAAATTATGCCGCTGGACAGGGTTCTGTAGGTGAATGGGCTGCAAAGTTCCCAGGCGCTTATGGTAACGCTCTAGCAGTATCAGTTTGCTCAAACGCAACTGCATATGAAGAAACAACTACTTCTTTGGTAGATGACGCTGCTGCAGCTGCAGGAGATACAACTATCACAGTAGACGATGGAACAGAGTTCAATGTCGGTGATATTGTATACTTCCAAGAAGCAGATGGTTCGCAGTATGAAATTACTGCAATCGCAGTTAACGACCTAACAATTAGACAACTAGACAATCCAAACGGTGGTGGTTTGAAATCTGCAATTGCAGATGATACTGCAATTCGTAGACGTTGGAGATTCTATGACTTGTTTGATGGTGCGCCTGGCACATCTACATGGGCTGCCGATAAAAACATTAGTGCAGACGAAATGCACGTTGTAGTCTATGACGCAACTGGTGGTATCACTGGTTATGACAACGATCTTGCTGGACAAAGAGGAACATCCGTAATCGAAACATATGGTTTCGTTTCACAGGCTGCTTCTGCAAGAACTCCACAAGGTGGTTCAAACTTCTACGCAAACGTAGTTAACACTGGTTCTAGATATGTTCGCTGGATGGATCACGATGCATCCTTGACAAACGCTGGAACAGATGTTGCATCTGGTAGTTCATATGCATCTACTGCTGGTAAAGCTGGTGTTCTTACTGACACACTTACTGGTGGTACAGATGGTACTGCAAGTCCTCTTGCTCCAACCGTTGGTGAATTGGATATTGCTTATGAAGTTATGGCTGACCCAGACACCATCGACATTAACCTTGTAATGGCGGGCTCATCCCCAGCAAGTACAGATGGTATCACACACGCAACCAACATTATCGACCTCTGTGAACGCCGTAAGGACTGCGTAGGTTTCATTTCACCTCGTAGAGCAGACGTTGTTGGTGTAACAACTGGTATTGCACAAACAAACAATGTTAAAGGTTTCTTTGACAACCTTGCAAGTTCGTCTTATGCTGTATTCGATAGTGGATACAAGTATATGTACGACAAGTACAACGATGTATATCGCTATGTTCCATTGAACGGTGATATCGCTGGACTTGCTGCGAATACAGACAATGTTGCAGATCCTTGGTTCTCACCAGCTGGATACAACAGAGGACAAATTCGTGGTGCAGTTAAACTTGCATACAACCCAACAAAAGCACAAAGGGATATCATTTATCCTGCTCGCATTAACCCTGTCTGCACATTCCCAGGCCAAGGTACAGTTCTGTTTGGTGACAAAACTGCACTGTCACGCCCAAGTGCATTCGACAGAATCAATGTTCGCAGATTGTTCCTTGTACTTGAGAAGGCAATTGCTACTGCTGCTAAGTTCCAACTCTTTGAATTCAACGATGAATTCACAAGAGCTCAGTTTGTGAACTTGGTAGAACCGTTCTTGAGAGATGTTCAAGGACGTAGAGGTATCACAGACTTCTCAGTTGTTGCAGATGAAACAAACAACACAGGTGAAGTAATTGACAGAAATGAGTTTGTTGGAGATATCTACATCAAACCTGCTCGTTCAATCAACTTCATTACACTTAACTTCATTGCTGTTAGAACTGGTGTTTCTTTCAGTGAGATTGGCGGATAAGGAGATAAAAAATGGCTAGTATTGACGATTTTAAATCTAACCTTATCGG